GCGCTTACTTGTGCATTCGCCGCAATGTTGGTTCCGGTCACCAACTGCGTCAACCCAATCGAGGTGATAGCCGTTGTTTGTGGCAACTCAAAACTTCCGTTGACCGTTGGCATCGTGCCCGAGTACACAACGTCAAGCTCCGGAGTTTCCCAGCCAGCCATCACAGGTTGAGCTAAAACCTGAGAGAAGTACCCAGCGGATCTTCTTGATCCTAGGGCCTGTCCTGCGTCGTACCAGACGTTTTCACGCACGTTATAGATGATGGCATCTGTGCATTCAGTCGCGTCACCGCGGGGATAAAACCACCAGATCTCACCGTAACGCGGAACCTTTGTAACCCACACTTTTTGGCGCTGGTTGTAGTTCAGGTTGTCAAAGAAGTAGTTCTGGTTGAACGTGTTCGGGATCTCTTTGACCACGCCGTTGTACAGCAAGAACCGGTCAACGCCACACCAGTAATAGGTGCCGTCGTACTCGATGGCGGACTGAGACGAAAGAATGGAGGACTGACTGGAGATGATGTCATACCGCCAGTATTGAACCGGGTTCCCCGTGCCGCCGATATACGACACGCGAATCAGACTATCAAGGCTCCAGAAAAGACCGGATGGTGCGTTAGATCCACCGCGAACAGGTAACCCTTGAACGATCTTACCGGTCGCTACGTTGACTTCATTGGCGTCCGTTGACACCCAATCCTGAGCGTTGCCTGCGGCGGAGTTTCTGATAAAGCCGTTATTGCCGTACACAAAAATGTACGGGTGCAAACTAACAACTCCACCAGATACCGAGACATTGTTGTTGTACGTTAGGGTTGACGCGCCACTCGCTGTCGCAGCGTTAGACAACGTCACCTTCTGGTAGTTGCCGATCGTAAAGATCAGGCCGGTTGTTGACCCCGCTGTAGTCACAATCGCTCCGCCGCCCGAGGTGGCAGACAATTGAAACGTCGTCGCGTAGTTGGTAGCGATGATGTAGTACGTTACGCCAGACGTAATACCTGTGGCCGTTCCGGTGTTTGTCCCGGTGACCGACACCGTTTGACCAATAAACAATCCGGACGTGCTCGCGCAGGAACACTGACCCGCAATTCCTGTTACTGCCACCGTGGCCAATGCCCCGTTAGCAAGAACCGACGTTGAAACCGTTGTGTTGGCAGGAATGCCCGTTCCAGTGACCGACTGACCAGCGCTGATCAGCGTGTTCGACGTAGGGATAGTGACATCCGTCGTACTATTCAAGTACGAGTTGGCCGTCGAAAATATCCCGATTTGGGATAAACTTGTGCCATTGATGTTGCCAATTAAGACCGGAGTGTTGGTCGTAGAGTCAGTTTGCGTAAGGTTCTGGCCCGGATGCGCAAGGATGGAGGCAACCCCAGATCCAGCAACATCGAAAAACCCATCAAACTGCCACAGGTTGTTGGCCGACGCTGTAAAGTTGGACAGGGTGTAATCCGTAACCCCGGCACCGACCCCGTTGTTGTCAACCGTCAGCGCCTGCAGTCCGCCACTGTATCCGCTGAAGATCTGATTGAAGCCGTTGTTGGGATTGACCCAAACGCCTCTAGAGGGCCCGTTCAGTTGGCTCGAGATAACCGCGTACCCACCAACTTTTCTTGGCCGGCCGCGCTGGAACCTTACCCACTGGCCATCAACGTAAAACGCCTTGTCAAAGGTGGTTCCATCCCTCTGGATGCCCGGCTTTGTGTCTAGCGCGAATACCTTTGCGGTCACGGGAAGGTCCCACCAGAAACGCCGCTCGTGAACGTCCCCGTGGTTCCCGATACCGCGCCAGAAAATGTCCCCGCCCCAGTCACCGTAATCCCTGAAGCAGTTACGTCAAGACGCTGAACCCCGAGGATCGAGATCCCAAACTCACCCGACGCAGGCCGGTAAACACCCGTCGTTGTCTCACTCGCAAAGCTCAACGCCGGCGCCCCGACCGCGCCGTTAGATAACGTGACCGCAGTAGCCCCTGCCGCGATTGTAGAGGCGTTGAAGAGGTTGACCGAGTCACACAGTAGGATGATCTGCTGCGCGGTCGGCACGGTCGCCGTAGCACCCCCAGAGGCCCCGGTCGTGAACGTGATCGTATAAGGACCCGTCGTCTGATTCGTTATGTAATAGATCTGAACCGTCTGCGGCATCGTCACCGTGACGTTCGATGACAATGCACCCGTGTACTTCTGGATGACGTTCGCAGCCTCAGTGCTCGAAAGGGTGAACGCACCCCCCGGCGCAACTGACTTAGTCAACTGCGTGAACGAGAACTGGGTTCCCTGCCCGAGACCGATCGTAAAGAACGCTGACCCCGAACAAACAATCAAACAAGAGTCCGATGGCTGCAACGCCAACGATGCCGATCCATTGATCTGGTTCCCGCCGCTCGGGGAAACCGTCAGGGTTCCACTCCCGCCATTACGAACAAACGCAAACCAGTTGTTTCCTAACGTCGTGGCCGAAGTCAGACTCAACGTCCCCGCGCCGCCGTTCCACACATAAGTAGATGCGCGATCGGACGCAAGCAGCGTGTAGGTAGACGCAAACGTCGTCACAGGCGTCGTCTGGTTCAGAGTCGCCCCGATAGCAGTCAGACCGAATCCGGCGAGCGCTGAAGCCGTCGCGAGGGACGTAGTGGACCCAAATGCAATCACCCCCCACGTTCCAGTCGTGGTCCCGTTAGAGGTGACGAAGATGTACTGCGCACTTCCCCCTGAAGCCGGAATAGAAACGATCGTGCTGGCTCCGCCAAACGTCTTGACCGTCAGCGCTACTCCGCCGGTGTTATAGATCAGCGCATCCTGACCAACCGACACTTGATTGGCCGGTGGCATCCACAATTCATAGGACGTACTGGTCGTGCTGACTTGCATGACCCGTGCGGCGACGAAGTCTGTGTCGTTACCGTTCAGTGGCCACTCAAGTTGAATGGTCCCCGTCGTAGACGTTAGAGCATATGCGGCATATGAAACGTCAGTCGGTTGAATGACGTTGCCGGTGAACGGGCTGTTGTAACTCATGAGTCTTTCACTATGGTTTGACGATCACCGACCCGCGTCAGATCTTCCTGCTTGAGCAGCGCAATCGACTTGTCGTACATAGACTGCCACACCGGTATTCTCTCATCGTTCTTTAGGAACGGCATGGCCTGCAGCAGGGAACCATAAAGCAAAGCCTGCGGAGCGTACTGCGTAAACCAATTGGATTGATTCGCCGAATCTAGCGGCTGGTTCCGTTCGTAGTACAGCACCTGAAACGAGTACGCTGCCGCGGGTGTAGGAGCCACGAGCCAGTGGGTGAAGTCGTAATCACAATAAAACGCCGGCAGCCCCGTCTGAGTGTCATCTGGCCAATACTCACGCAGGTACTCATACTTGCGAAGGAACACCGGGTAGCGCTCGCCCCCCGTCGTGACGTTAAACGATACCGTCTTTCTCCATCGTGCAGGCTTATCCAGCACCGGGTTGCCAATTGTCATCGTCCCATCGGCGACCGTCAGGTTTCCGAGGAACTTAATCTCTGACGCAATGACCTGCTCCGCAAACATAATGAACTGCGGAATCTTGTCTAGCGTGGCCTGATCATCGCGCTCAAGGTAGGTGGCAATGTCATCGACCAGCGAGTCATAGGTCATCACACTTGCAACGGTCATTTCGATGCTACCCCTTTGGATTTCTCAAAAGACCTCATGCCACCAAAACCGAGCAGCCCAGCAAGCAGCGTCATCAACTGCTCAACCTGCAAGTCAGGAGGTGGGGCCAGCCCTTTGGGAATTATATCGACTCCCTGTCCGAAAGCCCATAGCCACTGCATTAAGGGGTAGCCAAGGAATTGGTAAGCCAAACCCAGAACCCCAATCCAACCCACAGCAGGACGCCAACCGCTGACAAATAGGCTAGATGAACCGGCCTCAATTTTGTTGATCTCAACTTGTGCCAAGTCAGTGGCTTGGTCAATCCTTTTCTCTTCCAAATCCAACTTGCGGTCTTCCAACGCCATCTGAAGGCGTTCCTTGTCCGTTGTGACCAACGAGTCCGCAACCTTGCCGACGCCTTCAATTATCGACCCAATCCCAATCAAGTCCATTACTTGAGCCCCGCCAGAGTGCGATTGATCCAACCTAATAGGAATTTAGACTGGTACCGATCCTTGTTGCAGATCTGCGCGTACCGGCTAATCTTGGCCAAAGCGTAAGCAGGAAGGAACTTCTCCGCCGTGCAGATGTTCAACCGTT